CCGACACGTTCGTCCATGCGCCGCCAACATACTGCTTTACGTCGTTGGTCGATTCTGCAAGATCGAACAGCTTCATGCCGTTTGCGTAGTTGATAGCTGCGGTGTTGTCCGCCTCACCAAAAGCAATGCCGTCGATTGGATCGACGTTGTTCTCGGTGTTGATAGCCTTCCAAACACCTTGGATACGACGATACATCTTGGGATAGTTCTCAAGATCCGAAGTATCAACCCAGAGGTCGTAGTTGACTAGAGGAGCGCCAGTGCTCTGAGTGTTTGGGGCGCTTGCTGCGAGGATAACGCCGTTGACATCAGTCTCAGGGTAAGCCGAGCGGTAAGCTACCCAGCTACCGTTGCTTGCAACCTTGACGTTGACCGACAGGTTGGAATTGTTGTACCACAGAGTGCCTTCAACAGGATCGCTGGTTGGTTCAGCAGCGCTAGCTTGCTCACCAAGCGAAACCCAAGTGTTGCCATCAAACTTACGGAATTCAAACACCGCAGTAGTTGCATCGTGGCTCAGGTAAACTGCGCCGGCAGTCTTGGAAAGGTTGCCTTCGTTGCTTCTGTTATAGATTGGAACCAGAGTTTCATCCCATGCCCCAGTGGACACGTTGAAAGTCTTTAGAATCCAGGTTGCAGCGCTGGAGATCGAGGTCACAACACTTGGAGTCTCAAGAACCAAAACGTCACCAACGCCAGCAGTTTCTGGACGGAAGGTGTTGTAGATCAAGTTTGCCGACTTTGCTGTTCTCCACGCGGTGCCGCCAACTAGCGACCAAGTACCCGAAACCTTCTGGTAAAGGTACTTCTTCCCAGAAACAACAACCATCGCCATGTCGCCATTGAGACCAACCGAGGACAGTGGGGTATAAACGCCTTCAACAGGAGCGTTGAGATCGTTGGTGCTATCTAGGATATAGAGGTCACGCTCAACCCACTCAGAGCCACTGTACTCATACACGCCCCAAGTGTTGTTGGAAGTGTCAAGCCAGTTAGTTCCGTGAGTAGCTTCTGCCCTTGGAGCAGTTGCCTTGGGCATCAACTGGGCGTAGTCGATCGCTGCGCGAATGACAAACGCGCGGTTTGCAACTCCAAGATACTGATAAGCAGCATGGAGACCGAACTCGTTGAGTTCGTAGCCGTGAACGGAGGAACCGTTCTTGGTGTAGAAGATTGGGTTGCCAAAGGTCTGGAGGAGTTCGCGCTGGCTCGTAATTGGGTAGAGCTTGTTTGCGTTCTCAGGCAAAGTGCCTTCTGCCACGCCGCCACCCGAAGGAAGCGCCTTGTATTCGTGGGTGCCGATGATGATCAGCGGAACAGTGCCTTCACCAGCCGATGCGTAGTAGGATTCGTCGGTAACGGTAACTGATGTACCGGGCGACACTAGCGGATAAGTCATGTTCCAGCCCCTTCGCAAATTGGTGGATTCGTTGCCAGTATTTATCCAACAAGTGCTTAGGGCGGGCGGGTTATGTGCTAGGTGAATCAAACCTTTATTTTGACTACTGTTCTTTCATCCATCCAAAGAGATTTCTAATGGCCCACTTGCCTGCTTCGTTCAAGTCACGAGTGCCAATTCCAGCCCAGATGCCCGTTGGCTTGGGAGGACTTTCAATAGCTTTCCAACCAGCGATCCACTGGAACCATTGTTCCTTCTTTTGATCGAACACGTAGATTGGAAGAGGCTCAAATTCTGCCAATTTGGACATACGGTCCAAATACATCTGGACTGCCCAACCAGTACCACCATCGACTAAGTTCTTTTCGTTGATCGTGCTCACCACGTAAACGGATTCACACCAAGCAACTTGGTACCAATTGCGTCTTAGAAGCGAGGAAACAGTCAACGAGCGCTTTCCGGGCCAAGGGCGCTTCAGTGTCTTACTTGCTAGCTTGAGGTGCTCATCGGCCACCTCAAGCTGTTCCTGAGTGAGGCGTACAATCTCTTGCTCAGCAACGTGATGCTTGTGGTTTTCAAACGACCAGTGGATAACACTTTGCCCATCACGGCCAGCATTCATACCCCACTGGGCGTCTGATCCTTTAGCACCGCCACTTAGACAGATGTTGCCTTTTAGGACTTCGGAAAATGGTTGGTCAGAAGACATTCAACTTTTCCATATAGATCCGAAATCGAACTGTCATTTTCAATAAGAGCTGCTTGTTCGGAAAGCCATGCCCATTCGGAGATATGAACCCGCGGATAAAGATTTGCCATGTTGCAGACATGATAATTTCCGCCCATTGCTGCACCTTTGGCCATGGTAAACCACTCGGGTTCTGGCCCGCGCTTTACCCGGAAGAGCAATCCATTGTTCTGAGTTACCAGCTTGCATTCGTTGGGAAAGCGACAATCAGTGATGACCACCTTGTCCTTGTCGCGGAGGCGAGCTTCGAGACTCTTGATCCAAATGCTATCATCGAAGTGACGCCGCATGGTATCAGTTCCAATAATCTGCATTGCCACCCTTGGGGTGAAACGTCCCAAGTAACTGTGCGGAGAATTGGTCCAGTCAAGCTTGGCTTCCCACCACGCATCGGGAGTTTCCCGCCAGGTACGACTGTCGGTGGTGTTTCCCTCCAAGAGGGCGCGGTCCCAACCAAATACCGCTGCGAGCAGATCCTTTAGCGGATTTGCAAAACTCTCAACCACAAATCCGTGCTCACGAACGAGATACTCGCCCGCTGTATCTTTACCTGAACCCTTGAAGCCAAGGATTCCTACAACCTGAGTCATATAGCCTCACCATTATTTTTGGTGAGCCTAACAAACCAGGTTGTAGGTTGTCAGTATTCAGTCGTTGGGATAGAGACCAAACCGCGACAGCAGTACCGACAGCGCGGCCTTGTCGCCGAACACATAAGCAGTGGTGACTTCCTTGCGGAAGCAAACCATCTTGCCCGGAGGGCCATAGACAGGATCCATCGTGTGGACAGTCTTGTCCATGAACTGCACAAGCTCCTTGTCCACTAGATACGGGTAAGTGGGATCAACTACCAAGTCGGCAACGAAGCCCAGCAGCTTGGCGGCATCAACTACTGCGCCAATGGTCTTGAAGTCCAGCTGGTTCTTGTCGCCAAGCGCGATCGTGGTACCGAAACCACCGGCCATCCGATGCCACTCCATGACATCCTCGTTGGGCTTTTCGCCCTTGCTCATCGGCTCAACCACTTCACGCCAAGTCATCTGATTGCCAGCGTGCATCGCGTGAGCGATCGCCTTGCCCGCACCCAGGCTGGGGAGATCCGTCCGGACCAGACAGTATGCGTAAAGATCCTTCATGAAGCCTCCTAGCTGTTGTTCACACAGGTGTCTTAGCATCTGGCACCAATGTGTCAACCACTTAGAACTTCTCGAGGTACCTACATGCCATCATCACTGCATCTTTTTTGTTTGAAAATAGATTGAGGTTGTGGAAATTTGGAGAAGTCGTGGTATCGCTTTTTCCAACCCGCATTGAAGCCAAATCACCCATTTCGTAATTTTCACTTTCAAGATCATAGATCTCCTGAAAGGAGTTGATGATCTGTCCAGCAAAAATTAGATGCGGCTCGTCCAACGTATTGATCGTAGCCGATCGCCTAGAAGACGTGCCATCGAGATTGGCTATAAAGAGTTGTGATTGGTTTAATCCTAGAAGCTGTTCCGGGAAGATAATCGCGCTACGATAGCCTGTGAGAAAAGTCACACGTTCCCGGTATGCTTGACCCCAAACACCTGGTGCTTGAAGGATCCTCCAAACTTGGTAACTTTTGCTGTGGATCTTTTTGAAATCTTGTGCTTCAGCCATTGTCACACTTCACATACTTGTCCATATATTTGGCGTAGTCGAATTCCTTTCGACCAATCCACTTGCCCCAACGGTCATCCATAATGCGATGAACACTAGCATAGTAGTCATCGCCTAACGTGATCTTAGTGGATTCTGTTAGGGGCGGTCGAACACACCATCGATCTAGGTGCTTGGGTGCTTCAACCTGGCCTGTTACATAGTCGAACTTGGGAAGACCGCTAGTTTCTTCGATGGCGTAATACTCACGAGATAGAAATCGCAGGGGAAAATGAAGTTTCGCAGAAAGAACCAGCGCTTGCGTAGAAGGTTCGAGCTCTTGCCAATTATCATACAGAACGTTGGCGATATCAGAAGGGCTGAAGTAAAGATCTTCCGAGCCTTGTAGCTTTGTCATGACCTTGAGGCGGGTCAGGGTCCTCCAGATATTAAAAGGATGCTCGTATCGCATCCGTCGTTCAGGATAGACCTTTTTAGCCACAAGTGCTCCTTTCCAGAGCAGATGTAGCACAGGATCGGCGCATGTCAACCTGCGCCGGCCCGTCCCTCACTCAACCAAAATTTCAAAAGACGTCCTGTGAATGGAATGGGAGGACGTCGCGCCACTTAGTTGTTATTTGAATTCTGGGTATTTCCATGCTATTCCGGTTCAGCCCGCTGGAAGGGGCTATTCCGAAATATCGTGCAATATCTAGTATCCAAGTAGCACCTAGGTGTAGCTCATTATATGGGTCAAAGCCTTAACCGATAACGAAGCCATATCCTAGGTTCTGTTCCACCTGATTGGATAGCTCTAGGAGCAAGTTGTCCATCTCCATTTGTCCTTCGGACTTCAGAGCATCACCATTCAACGTAGTGCCGCCCTGTGGACCAACAAATGTACCAAAGCGACTACGGGCTTCACCCAACATCACCTTTGCCTGAGCTGTGGTAAAACGAACCAACCATGGACGAGCGTATGTGTCCGAAAGGATCAGCTCATCTGGACGAGTGCAATACATCCACAGCATGATGTTTTCCTTGGTCACTGGCTTTCGTTGAATATCCAGACGATGACGAGTTGGATGCCAGTTGAACATGATGTGAAAGCCAAACATCTTACCAACCAGTTCCTGATATCCAGCAAACAGCTCATAAGTCACAAGACCACCGCTACCGCCTGAAGTGCCACTGCCCAACAGTGTGTTGTTGACAATTGCTGCACCAAAAGGTTCAAAATCTGATCCAATGCCAGACACGCCGCCAATGCCAGCACGCATGACTTGACGGACTTCCTGTACCTCGTTGGGTAGAATGTACTCATTCTGATCAGGCTGGAGTTCGAGAAATCCAAAGCGCTCTTCAACGCTGTTTGCGGAACGCTGGCGATATGTTGCGAGTGCAAAATCTAGAGCATCTTCGTAGTGCTCTGGAGTCAATTCGATCTTCACCATTCCACCACCGAGACGGCGAAACACTTCTTTAACTAGGAGCTCACGCTGGGTTTGCATTTGCCGATCCTCCAATAACTGTTGGTTATTTACCTCAGAAATGAATAAGTAAAGAACAGGAGGATCGATATGGCCAATATGCAAATGTGGGATCGTCGTAAGAACGACGACTACTACTTCATCGACGAGCAGATTCGCGAGATGTTCCGCATCGGCGGTGTTGAAGTCCTTCTTCACAAATACACCGGCATCATTGATCAAGGTGAGCAGGGTGATGCCACGCAGCCCAGCAATGCCAAGAGCAAAAAGAAGGGCATTCGTCAGATTCAGGATCTTTTCCTTCTGGAGAATCGCGATCGCGCCTACGATCCCAATGTCTACGAACTCCGTGCTGCTTACAACATGCAGGACACTGAGTTCGATATCAGACAGTTTGGTCTCTTCTTGGAAGCTGATACCATCTACCTGGAATTCCACATAAATGAAGTGTTGGAAAAGATTGCCCGCAAGCTGATGTCGGGAGACGTGCTGGAGTTCCCACACCTTCGCGATGACGCTCTTCTTGATGAGGACATGCCCGCGGTTAACAAATACTACGTGGTGCAGGATGTTGCTCGTGCCGCCGGTGGTTGGAGCCAGGTATGGCGCCCACACATTTTTCGCGTTAAGGTCAAACCGCTTACCGACAGCCAAGAATACAAGCAGATCTTGGATGCTGAAGTTGATGACAGTGGATTTGATCTCCGCAGTCTGATCAGTGATCTTCCGTTCAACAAAGACATCAGCGACGCACTTGTTGAACAAGCGGAACGCGACGTGCCAATGCGCAACTTCCAGACTCAGCATTTCTACGTTGTGCCTGGTGATGAAAAGGGAAAACAGTACCCCTGGATTTTTGCCGGTGATGGCGTTCCACCAAATGGTGCAAAGCTAGCTGCAACTGGTACTTCCTTTCCCGAAGAGGCCAAGGATGGCGACTGGTTTCTTCACACTGGCATGGAGCCCAACGTACTTTACCAGTTTGAGGGTGCAAAAACCGATGTCTTCGGACAAGAAACTGGTGGTGGTGCCGTTTGGCAACGTCGTGAAGTAGACTTTAGCAAAAAGTACTCTGCGGCACATCGTATCCTACAGAGCTTTGTCAACAATCAGAACTCCAACATCATCGGCGGCAAGGAAGTCCAAGAAAAGCAAATGCTTTCCAAGGTCGCCAAACCCAGAGCGGACTTTTAAGGAGAAAATTATGACTATGAAGATCGGAAAGAAGGGTCTCGACGTTATCAAGCATTTTGAAGGCTTTAGGACCCAGGCATACCTTTGCCCAGCAGGCGTATGGACCATTGGCTATGGTACCACCACGAACGTCAAGAAAGGTCAGACCATTACACAGGCTAAGGCTGATGAGTTTTTGATGCGCGATGTGGCAAAGTTTGAAAAGTGCATCAACAATTTGGTCAAAGTTCCACTGACCCAAGAACAGTTCGATGCCTTGGTTGCATTTGTCTATAATATTGGACCAGGCAATTTCACCAGTTCTACATTGCTTTCACTTTTGAATCAGGGACAATACCACGCGGTTCCTGCACAGATGCTACGCTGGAACAGGGGTGATGGTCGCGTACTCGCCGGTCTTACTGCCCGTCGTACCAGTGAGGGTGTTCTATTCTCCACTGGTCAGATCAAGTTCTAAGGAGAAACCATGTCGCAAGATTTGGAGTTTTGGTATGATGGCCAGTTGCGCCGCTACTGGATGCAATTCTGTCGTATCTTTGAAGGCTTTCAGTACGAAAGCGGGTTAGACGCAAATGGTGTCCGCACCCGTCGATACTTTCCCGTAAAGCTTGCCAGCAAAGATCGTCAGATTGGCCACATCGTGCGAAATGGCAGTGAAAACACCGTGATGAGTACTCCTCAGATCAGTTGTGAAATGACTTCCATTCGTCAGTCGGCCGAACGCCGACAAACTCCAAATCACGTCCGTACCGTCAACGTATGGGAACGCGCCATCGATGAGGCAACACAAAAGTACACCGGTGAGCTCGGCTCCACGTACTCTGTGGAAACCTACATGGCCATTCCCTATGATATCACGATGAGGGTGAACATCTGGACTTCCAATGAGATGCAGAAGCATCAGTTTATGGAACAGGTTTTGATCCTCTTCAACCCCAGCATTGATCTTCAGACCAACAACAATGCAGTGGACTGGACCAGTCTTGGCATTGTTGAACTATTGGGAGATGAAATCCAGTGGACCAATCGAGAGATGCCCATTGGCGGTGATGACGATATTGAAGTTTCCACACTAAGCTTTAAGGTTCCTATTTGGCTCAGCCCTCCAGCAAAAGTCAAACGTCAGAACATCATCCATCAAATCATTACCAATATTGGTATGATGGACAATGCCGACAACTATACTGCAGAGCAGGCCGGTGGTTACAACTTTTCCAACAAAGATGATCACACTCGCGTGATCGTTACGCCAAGCAACCACCAAGCTCGAATGGAAGTTGAACGTGGCCCGGATGGTCTACAATTTGTTGCCACTCTGCTGACTGCTCGTGGAAGTGAGCATGACGAACAGGGGGCCATTCTGAACTGGAAGCCGTTGATTGAACGTTATGGTGCATTTCGTCCAGGAGTGAGTCAGTTCCGTCTCAAGACTACTGAGGACATGGACGATCACGACAGTGATATCGTGGGCATCTTTGGATTCGATGCCTCGCAGCCAAACAAGCTGTGGTGGACTCCCGACAGTGAAACGCTACCACGTAACACACTTGAGACTATCGACGGTATGATTGATCCCAACGTGGGCCATGCTCCGGGCCGAGGTGCAGTACCCGAGGCGCAGGAAGGTCAGCGCTATCTTCTAGCTAGTGATTTGGAAGCGGTTCCTGAATGGAACAACTTGCAGGCTTCAATGAATGATATTATTGAATTTAAGAATGCTTCATGGGTAATCAGCTTTGACGCAAGTACCACTACCAACAAATTTGTGGTCCTCAATGCTCGCTCTGCAAAGCAGCTTCGTTGGACTGGCGAAATGTGGGTTGATGCAATCGCGGGGGATTACATGCCAGGATACTGGCGAGTCTTTCTCTGATAGGGCGAGGTCAGCGCGGCACTTTTGAACACCTAGCCGGGCCTAATCAGCAGACTGATCGCTTACCGGTGTAACGTTCATGCTGGCCTCAACCTTACTCTTGTACCACTCATAGGAGTGGATTGCACCGCAAAAGTTCAGTACCACATCGGTATGTGGAGTCAGTTTAGGGTTTGCCCAGTAGATGCTCTCGCCATCGATGTCTTTGGTATATTTGTCGTTTTCCAGCGCCATACCACACACAGCGCACCGTATTCCACTCAGTCCAAACATCTATATTGACCCTTTCGTGCCGTTCTAACTAAACAGGTGCAGACGAAAGGGCAATGTTTATGAGCAGCAAGGTTCACGAAGACACCATTACAACTATCCGCTATATGGATGTCGACGGTGATTACGTTTATATCAAAAATGCTGTTGACTTCGGCGAGGACCTATCCTGGTCCTTTGGCGTTGCTTACGAGCGAGAAGAAGCAGATGACATCAGCGAGCTGTCGGTCGAGGATCAAGTCAATTTGTTCATCGTATTCCAAGAATACTATAGCAACATGGAATGTGAGTTGGTGAAACTCATGATTCGAATTGAATCCAAAGATCTACTGACAGATAGTGATCTACTCAAAGAAGCTCGTCAGCGCATTGCTTTGAACAAACTAAACGACCGTGACATCAAGGCGCTCAACCTCGGCAGCATTGCCACCTACATCAAAACCAAATACGCTTGACTTCCGAGTCTACTCCGTTATGGAGAGACAAAGGAGTTTTGAATGGGCGACGTGGTCAAAGTTTACAAGGTAAAGGATCTCAAGACCGGCTTGTATCGTACAGCCGGCGGTGGATGGTCCAAAGCTGGCAAGACTTGGAACAACCTCGGTCATCTCAAGAGCAGTCTCGGCACGCAGGGGTATTTTCGCCCTGGTAGCTCTTCAGTGGTATCAAGTGATATCGTGATCATTGAGATTGTGGTACAAGAGACAATAGGTAACACCACCCCTCTGGTGGACTACATCTCACAGCAACGACGTTATAACGAACTCCACGTCCAATATGGAAGCAGCTTTTCCGATCTTATCACAAGGATCGAAAAGGATGGCCAACAGGATGATTGGCAATGGTTGCTTATCATCCCGCTTACATATGGCAAGTCGGCCATATGGGAACAGCACGTTTTGGCTGAAATCAAAAATCTGAAACTCAAGATGGGCACTGATTACCGAAAGGCCAACAGTCGTGGTCTCGCACTTGCGTTCAAATCAAAACAGCACGCAATGCAGATGCGCTTGCGCTTAGACAGCGATATCAAGGTCGTCAGCCTCGACATCAAAAATTTTGTTGAGACTAATCTTGACGAAGAGCAATCTTCGGTTGTATAAATAGCGGTATAGCAAAAGCGAATCACACGGTTGCGCTGCTGCTGGACCACAATCCTATCGGAAGGTAAGGAACATGAAGATGAATCTCAAGGAAACAATTCTCGACCTCTCGCGCCAGAACAATATTGGCGAACTCACCCCATGGTTCGACGCAGAACTCGATCGCCAGATGCGTTATCCGCTTGAGGCTACTGGCAACACGCCGCACTTTCCCAGTGAAGAAGCACTGACTGACCTGTCCAAGGACTTGGTTGCCCGTCTTGTTTCATACCGCGAGGAAACCGGCGTTGCAACCGTGGTGCTCGGTATGAGCGGCGGTGTTGATTCGGCCCTCACGGCCGCACTGTTCAAGGAAGCCGGCTGGGAAGTGATTGGCGTCACGATGCCAATTCATCAGAACCCTGCAGAAACTGAACGAGGCGTTGAAGCCTGTCAAGCACTGGGCATCAAGCACAAGCATATCGACCTGTCGACTCTCTACGATATGACTCTCCAGACAGAGTCGGTGCTGGACAACGATCTGTCCTATGACTTCCCGGATGCCCCTTCGACTGTAAGGATCCGTCGCGGTAACGTCCGTGCCCGACTGCGCATGATCACACTCTACAATCTCGCTGCTATGAACGGCGGCTTGGTTGCTTCGACTGATAACTTCTCGGAACTGGCCGCTGGCTTCTGGACCCTGCACGGTGACGTTGGCGATCTCTCGCCCATTCAGTCGCTTCTCAAGAGCTGGGAAGTTCCATACTTGGCTAAGATCATGGGCGTTCCTGAGAGCACGTGGCGCGCGACTCCAACTGATGGTCTGGGCATCAGCAACGGTGACGAAGCCCAGCTGGGCGGTAGCTACCTAGAGTGGGATATCATGGTCAACGCAATCACCGACAATCTCGACAAGCCCTCGCTTCGTAGGCGCGATCTTAATGTTGAACATCTACGCGAAGCACTGGACCTTGATGAGCGTGCGAACCAAGTGTTCGATGCAGTCGTCAAGCGTCTAGGCGGCACGTGGTTCAAGCGTATGAACCCAGTAAACTTGCAGAACAAGCTGCATGACCGCTACTCAGCGCTGAGCAACATCGACAACACGTTCTTTGTTCCCAAGAGCCTCTTTGGTACCGAGCCTGTAATTTCGGCACAAGTCTGATCACATTCTGGTTGCGATAGTGGGGAAACCTGCTATCGCTCCAGTTGTAACAATAGGAGGCAACTATGGTAGATCTAGCACTACGCGCTCATAACCACAACTGGCGCATGGATCCCATTGTGCGCTCGCTTCTCGACACCGACTTTTACAAGTTGATGATGGGGCAGTTCATCTGGGAACGCTATCCTATGCACCAGGTGACTTTTGGTCTCAAAAACCGCACCAAGTCCGTAAAGCTTTACGGCGATGGCATCATCGATACGCAGGAACTGTTCGCACAATTGAATCATGTGCGCAGTCTTCGCTTTACCAATCAGGAACTGATCTGGCTCGCTGGTAACACTTTCTACGGCCAGGAGCGGATCTTCAAGCCCGGCTACATTGACTTCCTGCGTGGACTCAAGCTTCCCGAATACGAAGTTGATAGCACTGTAGAAGGTGACTTAGTTCTCACCTTCACTGGTCCGTGGATGGAAGTCACCTTCTGGGAGATCTACGCCCTCACAATCGTGAGCGAGCTCAAGACACGGCATGCTCTCAAGGAGCTCAGCAAGTTTGAACTCGACGTAACCTACGCTTGCGCAAAGAGCAAGCTTTGGGGCAATCTCAACAAGATCAAGAACGCTGGTGTTCGTGGTCTTTCGGACATGGGCACTCGTCGGCGCCACAGCTTCCTCTTCCAAGAGTGGGCTGTCAACGCAGCCGCTGATGTCTTGGGTGAAGGCTTCATCGGCACTAGCAATGCCTACTTGGCTATGAAGTATGGCTACGACGCTATCGGTACCAACGCGCACGAACTGCCCATGGCACTGGCTGCGATCAAGGCAAGCCAAGGTGCCACTGATGAAGAGATCCGCGAGACGCAATATGATGTGCTCAAGGGTTGGCAGAATGAGTACAAGGGCAACGTCCTAGTGGCGCTTCCTGATACCTTTGGCACTACTCAGTTCTTGAAGGACGCACCGCAGTACCTGAGCAACTGGAGGGGCTTCCGCCCTGATAGCAAGGCTCCTGATGTTGCAACCGAAGAGCTGATTGCTTGGTGGGAAAAGATGGGTGTTGATCCCAAGACCAAGCTGGTTCTCTACAGCGATGGTCTGGATGCTGATGAAATCGTTCGTATCTGGAACAGGTGGAACGGCATTGTGCAGGTCGGCTTTGGTTGGGGAACCAACTTGACCAACGATTTCCGGGGTTGTCACCCTCGCGGCGAGCACACCTTGGATCCACTTTCACTAGTCTGCAAGGTCCTCAAAGCTGACGGTCACGCGGCTGTCAAGCTTAGCGATAACCAGGCAAAGGCTACCGGGCCAGCAGAAGAGGTGGCCCGGTATGTAAGGATCTTTGGTTCGGAAGGAACTATTGAGGGTCCGACTCCACTGGTATAATTTGGAATTCACCAGTTTGGATACGTTTACGGACCCACTTTACCGACCTGTCATAAAAATCAGCACATTCATGTTTTGATTTAAAGGAACGACCATCTGCGAGAATAGGATATTTTTCCCTATTCTTGCGATGGCGTTCTCGTAGCTTATCACTATGCTTCTTCTTATTTTCCGGATCCGACCAAAAGGCATCATACCCTTTTTTATAGCTGATGAATGTGATTCCCGTGCTAAGCGATCACGTTTTTCTTCAGCATCAACCACGCGATCCGTTGAATTCCATCGCTCGTTTTGTTTTGTTGACCATGCTTCTCTGAATGCAGGATCCTGCCATAAAGAACTCATTAGAGTTGATTGATCTTCGCGGGACTTCTGAGTTGCCCATCGATCAGAATCTAGAACATTGAATTGAGTATTTCCATTATGTTTATTGATCCATCTAGGACTAAAAGTAGCGTTCATTCTTTTTAGAACTCTTGACTCCCACTCCAAAGCCGCTAGAGCGGTAGTGAAAGTTCTTCTAACTTGAATTACATCAGGCTCCCCTAATGTAGCTCTAAGCTGATGAAGAGTTTTAGACGAAGTAAAATAAGAAGTCCACAAATTAGATGGATGGGCAGAACAACCATACTGGCAGCCATAGTACCAGAGGTCTTGTTTTGACCAGCCAATCAGATAGGTATAAGGTAGATAATTAGACATGCTGCGGTCCTCCCTAAAGGATGTAGAGCTGGTGGATGTTGACGCATCGCGACCAGTACACCTATTTAGTGAAACCCTGCACATACCAATTTGTTTGAATTGTAAAGATGTCTACATACATAGTATTCACACCTTAAAAAGTTGCGCTAGTGATAGAGTGCAGCCGCAAGTAAAAATGTGGCTGTCTAATTTTGGTCTGCATGAAACCTTAGGTAATGTCAGCCATGGACACTGGAAAGTCGTTGACTTGCGTGACGGTTACGATCCTGGTTTTATATTCTCCCAATTTGAAAGAGATATTGCTTTGTTATTCAAACTTTCATGGGGTGTCAAATGACCAAGGCCACTGGACCCGAAGAGGAAGTCCAGCGCTATCGTGAGATCTTTGGCAGCGAGGGCATGAAAGATGCCCCGGTGTTTGTTTGAGGGAGAACTGTGATGCGTCGTATCAGTGAAGTGATTTCTGAGTTGGAAGCTTACCAGGCCCAACATGGTGATGTCTATTTGGTCGGTGACTATCGAGGCCAAATGAAGACCTTTGCCATTGGCTCGGTGAAATCACGCTCGCTCACTCAGCCAATGGCAGTTATCCCGCTTGGTGAGATCAGGCCTGGAACTCAAGACTGGCGTGATTATTGCACTGAAGCAAACAAGTAACGACCGATGAGCGTGCCACTAGACTGGGTCCATACCAGTAGAGACTTTGGACACGAAGCACCAAAGGAAAAGTCAATGGTAGATATCAAGGTGGACAAGACGTTCACGTTCTCTCAGGAAAACGTCCTCGATCTTATCGTCGACTACTTGAAGCGAGAGCACCAGGTAGAGGTAACCCCCGAACAGCTTAAGGTCGACATCCAGGATTCCACATATGGTGGATACCGAGACGATCAGTACGTTCCCGCCAAACTCAAGGGCATCAGCGTTACTGTCAAGGCTGATGGCGAAAAGTAATCCGCGTTATGGGTGTTCTGGCTGCAAGATGCAGAATACTCGCAACCAATTGCGTGCCAGTAACGGCATCTGCATTCATTGCAGAACACCAATGCCCAACACATCTTGGATGGGCGGCATTGCTCCAACCCTTGGAATGGCGATCGGCTTACCCAAAGAACTTGATGAGGAAATCAAAGAGCTTGCTGGTTCCATTGACATGGAACCCAAACAGGTCATCGCAGCAGCTATCGCCCTCAAAGTAAAAGAGTGGCTTGAAGCCGAGGATGTTGAAAAAGCCATCAAACAGGATTTAATGCTCGAGAAACTCTATAGGAGATGAGCATTGTTTCGAGTCGAAGGCGGAATTTACACAAAC